CCCGCGCCAATTCGGCTACCACGCCTGCACGCAGTACGAAGGTTCGACTCACCCCGACCCAAGTGGCAGTAGCCAGAAAATTGGGTGTGCCGCTGGAACTTTACGCAAAGTATGTGAAATAGGAGCAAGTCGATGGCCGAAGCAGAAAACAGCTTTCAGGGCATTGACCGTGCCCCGCGTTCCAGCAAAACCCGCGAAAAGACGGCGCAGCGCCGTCCGTGGGCTCCTCCGTCTAGCCTAGATGCTCCCCCCGCACCGGAAGGGTTCAAGCATCGCTGGATCAGGGCAGAAGTGCGCGGTTTTGACGACCGCAAGAACATTTCTTCCCGGCTTCGAGAAGGGTACGAGCTTGTTCGCAAGGACGAGTATCCCGATTTTGAGGCGCCAGTGATCGACTCGGGGAAATATGAGGGCGTCTTTGGTGTTGGCGGCCTGCTTCTTGCGCGGATTCCCGTCGAAACGGTTCGTGAGCGTAACCAACACTACGCCGCGAAAAATGTGGCCCAGCTACAGGCCGTGGACAACGATCTGATGCGCGAGAACGCACACAATAGCATGACGATCACCAACCCTGATCGTCAGTCTCGTGTAACCTTTGGGGGATCGCGTCGAGGGTGACGCCCCTCATGACGACGGAGAATGGAAATGGCTAACGCCGAAACTTCCTTCGGTCTTCGTCCGGTCGGACTTGCGGGCAGCGCTACCAACAGCACTGGCCTGACCACCTATGAGATCGCTTCGAACAACACCAATGCTATCTACCAGTTTGGTCTTGTGACGCCGACCGCTGACGGCGTCATTGACTATGCGGGTGCGACGAGCGGTGGTACGACGGCGGCTCTCGGTGTACTGATCGGCGTCGAATACGTTGACAACGTCACGAACAAGCCGGTTTGGAAAAACTACTGGCCCGGTTCTGGCAGCGTCAGCGTCAACACTAACTACCCCATCAAAGCCATGGTCGCGGACAACCCCGACCAGCTTTTCGTGGTTGCAGCGGACGCTACGCTGACCAACCGCGCAACTGCACTGGCGGCCGTGTTTGCTAACGCATCGCTCGGCACGTCTGCGCGTTCGGGTTCGACGGCCACGGGGCGTTCGACGGCGCAACTCAGCGTCTCGTCGATCAACACCACGGCCACGCTCCCGCTGCGCATCGTCGGTCTGGTGGACGACGACGCGAACAACGACTATGCCGCCGCTGGCGCGCATCTTCTCGTTCGCATCAACGCCCACTTCAATGCAGCCACCCGCTCGTTCGATTCGCAGACCACTGCGGATTCGACGGGTATCTAAGGAAGGGATCTGAAAAATGCCCATTTCGCGCGCACAACTTGCGAAAGAGCTGGAACCCGGCCTTAACGCGCTGTTTGGTCTGGAGTACGACCGTTACGACAACGAACATGCCGAAATCTTCGAGCAGGAGTCCTCGGACCGTGCATTCGAAGAAGAGGTTATGCTCGGGGGTTTTGGAACGGCTCCTGTCAAGAACGAAGGTCAAGCGATCTCGTTCGACGACGCGCAAGAGACCTACACGGCTCGCTACACCCACGAGACGATTGCCCTCGCTTTCTCGATCACCGAGGAAGCCATCGAGGACAACCTCTACGACCGTCTCGCGGCCCGGTACACCCGTGCTCTTGCCCGCTCCATGTCGCAGACCAAGCAGATCAAGGCTGCGGCCGTGCTCAACAACGCTTTCACCGCTGGCGCCTCGGCCATCGGCGACGGCGCGGCTCTTTGCTCGGCTTCTCACCCGACTCTGACCGGCAACAAGAGCAACATCCTCGGCACCCCGTCGGATCTCAACGAAACATCGCTTGAGCAGATGCTCATCGACATCGCTGGGTTCACGGACGAGCGCGGGCTCAAAATCGCCGTTCGCGGCATGAAGCTCATCATCCCGAAAGAGCTTCAGTTCATCGCCGAGCGCGTCATTAACTCGAATCTCCGTCCGGGGACCGCGGATAATGACATCAACGCGATGAAGTCGATGGGGATGCTTCCGGACGGGGCGGTGGTCAACCACTTCCTCACCGACCCGGATGCGTTCTTCATCAAGACCGACGCTCCCAACGGGTTCAAGTACTTCCAGCGCACGCCCATCCGGACGGGCATGGAAGGTGACTTCGACACCGGCAACATGCGCTTTAAAGCGAGAGAAAGGTATTCTTTCGGAGTGTCTGACTGGCGCTGCGTGTTCGGGACCGAGGGCGCTGCCTGATATACCGCGTGCATCGCTTCGGGGATGCACCTGAAAGGGCCCTTCGGGGCCCTTTCTTTTTCTGTGGGACGTGATACTCTTTTCTCACATCCTCCCTGTCGAACAAACTGGGCCACCGTGCAGGTGGCCCTTTCTTTTTCCTGCAAGCAGTGGTATGCAGGACCAAAGGAGTAGGTCATGCCATACGCTGACGAGATCATGGGCATCTACCGGATCGTGAACACGGTCTCTAAGAAAGCCTACGTTGGTCAGTCTGTCCGCGTGAAAAAGCGGGTTGCGGAGCACTTCCGGTTACTGCGGCTCGGCAAGCACCCCAACATGCACTTGCAGCGGTCCTTCAACAAGCATGGGGCGGATGCCTTTGCTTGGGAGCTCGAAGTCGAGTGTGCGGAAACTTCGGATTTGGACACCCTTGAAAATGCGTTTTTGTGCGGAGAAGCGTGGTTCAACGAGCCCTTGTCGTACAACATCGCTAACGAGGCCAAGGTGCCCATGAGGGGCAAGAGGCACACAGAAGAGACTCGGCAGCAGATAAGCCGTAGTAAGGTTGGCCGCCGCGACCATGTAACCAAAGACTATCGGCAAAGGTTGGCCGCCGCTCAGAGAAAAAGATGGCACGAAGACCCCGTCTTCGTTGCAAAAGTTAGGTTTATCGTTGATAATCCACACATGTCATACGCGGAGCGCGGGCGTGTGGTTGGGACGGACACGAGCAGTGCCCGCAAGCTTGCGCTCCGGTACACCCCTCTGAAGGAGACCCTTCCATGGCTAAAACTTTCTTCTCCGGACCAGTACAGTCTGAAAACGGATTCGAAACCGTAAGCAAGAGTACCACGACTGGCGCTGTGACGGTTCTCAGCAAGAGCGCCGCAGCGATTGCCAACCCGGCTGCTACGGGCGCGGGGATCGAGGGCACAGCTGCGGTGTACGAGACCTCGGTGAAGACCGAGAACGGCATCGTCACCACCTCGATCATGATCGACCTGACCGGCCTCCAGTCTGGCGGCACGGCGGGCGACATCATCGGCAAGAACGGCTCGGGCGTTGCGTACATCGCGCGCATCACCGCTGCGGACAACGGCACGGTGTTCGGCGTGAAGATGACCTGCTTTGAGGCACCGGCTGGCGGGGACACCGACATCGACCTGTACTCGGCGACCGAGGGCACGGGTGTTGAGGATGTTGCGATCTCGACGCTGACTGAGACGCAGATCATCAACTCGGGCACGCTTTCGCTCGGCACGACGGCCTTCGGCACGGACATCGCGGCGGGCCAGTACCTCTATCTGGTTGGCCAAGGCACTGCGAACGCGGCGTACACCGCGGGCCGCCTTCTGATCGAGATCTACGGCTACGCCTGATAGGAGGGCCAGATGGCCAACTCTGATATCCGGTCAAAGTACTTTGCTGCCGATGCGACGGCGGCTGACGCTGACGGGGTCTGCCAGTCGCAGACCCCGGCTGCGGGCGGCGTGCAGAACTTGACCATCAACGGGGCTCTGTCTTCGGGCGGGGTAGCGACGTTCGTTGCCGCGAGGCTGATTACGATCACTTCGGCGGGTGCGGACAGCGGACGGACGTTCACCGTGACGGGAACGGACGTCAACGGCTTCGCGCAGACAGAGGCCATCACCGGGCCTGCTACTACGACCGTGACCGGGACGAAATACTTCCGCACAGTCACGCAGGTTAGCGTTGATGCGAACACCGCCGGGGCAATCACCGTCGGCATGTCGAATTCCTCAGTGGACGTTATCTTTGCCGGTCGGATGCGCCTTCGCGGGCTCTACATCGTGAACTCCGCTTCGGCGGGGACGGTGGCTGTTCGCAACGGCGGCGCGGCGGGCGCCATTGGTGTCCAACTTGGCACTGTGGCGGATGACACGGCCATTTCTGACGTCGAGATGCGCGAGCAGGGGATCTTGTTCGCGGATGGTGGCTATGTCGCCTATGGGGCCAATGCTCCGGCCTTTGCGAGTATCACGGCCTTCTATTCATAAGGGAGACCGACATGGCGCGGGAACTTTTGTCCATCAGTCGAATCGGGCGGACCGAGCCGTTTGAGTTGCAGGTGGCCCGTGGGCAGATCACGGGCCACAGCGTCGTTCACGTCTTTGGGTTCAATCCGGATGTGGACACTAGCGAGGAGACGGTCTGGCCGATTGACGGGATCCTTGGGCATCCGGCGTCGCCGACTATCATGACCATCAGTTCGTCCAGCGCAGACGACGATTCTACTGGAACGGGTGCTCGGACGCTTTTCATCGAAGGCGTGAATGGAACCGGCGGCCTTGTGACGGAGACGGTCATTCTTGATGGCCAGAACGCGGTCAACACCGCCAACAGTTACGACGCCATCGAGCGGATGACGGTGCTGACTGTGGGTTCTGGCGAAAAGAATGCTGGGATCATCTACGCTGGCACGGGAACGGTTACTGCGGGCGTTCCGGCCGTTCCGTACAGTGCGATGGGGATCGGAGAAAACGTCTCTCTTGTTGGGCACTGGACGTGTCCTACAGGCTACACCGGCTATATCGTCGAAGGCAAGTTCACGGTCGGTCCGACTGCGGGCAACCAATATGTCATCGGCCGCCTCAAGCTGCGCGGAACGGACGATATCGTCCGCACAGCGGCGAAGACAACGATCCAGTCTGGGTCGGTTGATTACCTCTTTCAATACCCGATCCGTATTCGACCCGGCGAGTGTGTAACCGCGACGGCTCAGGGTTCTGGAAGCAATGCCACTGTCTCCTCGTACTTTGAGATCGTCCTTATTCGCGACGGGGATGCCTACTGATGTCAAAAGGTGAGATGCCGCCTCGGAACAAGAAAAACTTCCGCCCGACAAAGGCGGGGGCTGGAATGACCGCGGCTGGCGTCAAGGCGTATCGCCGCAAGAACCCCGGCAGCAAGTTGCAGACGGCCGTGACCGAGGACAACCCCACGGGCGCACGCGCTGCGCGGCGGAAAAGCTATTGCGCGCGGTCCGCAGGGCAGATGAAGGACTTTCCGGAGGCGGCGAAGGACCCGAACAGCAGGCTGCGGCAGTCCCGTCGGAGATGGAAATGCTGACGCGCACGCTGGAGCCGTTCTATCTTGAGGAGGAGCGGAAGATCTGCGCCGAGATCCGCGCATGGTCTGCCTATGCTCTTGAAAAGCCGAATCCGTACTTTGCTGGGTTGCCCGCGTGCCCGTATGCGAAGACGGCTTGGCAGAACGACCGTGTGGCGATTGTTTTCAAGTACGGCGGCAATCAGGCGTTGTATTCGATCCTGTCGTCGTTTGATGACAGTTTCGACCTGATTATTGTCGTCAACCACCATGAGCGTCAGTCTCCTGACGCCTACCACGAGTATCTGGACCAGTTGAACGTTGCGATCTCGGAGGGGATCTTTGTTCAGCGCGATCTGTGGGTCATGGGTTTTCACCCGGACGACGGCCAGAACGAGTTTGTGGACGACGGGACTTTTGTTCCCGTCACGGGAACCGTGTACTCGATGATCTTTGTTCAGCGTCTGTCGAAGATACAAGAAGCGGCAGACAAGCTGAAGGAACTC